CTGGTAACACATTCCAAGAAATGGCATTCTCTATTGAGAAAGTTACGGTTACTGCAAAGACCCGTGCTCTCAAAGCAGAATACTCCATGGAACTCGCACAAGACCTCAAAGCAGTTCATGGTCTAGATGCAGAAACCGAATTAGCAAACATTCTCTCAACAGAGATTCTTGCTGAAATCAACCGTGAAGTTATTCGTACCATCTATGGTGTTGCTAAGTTAGGCGCACAAGTAGGTACTACAACTCGTGGTATTTTTGACCTTGACACCGATTCTAATGGTCGTTGGATGGTTGAGAAGATTAAAGGTTTAGCGTTCCAAATTGAGCGTGAAGCTAATACAATCGCCAAGCAAACTCGTAGAGGAAAAGGCAACATCATGCTTTGCTCTTCTGATGTTGCTTCCGCATTGGCAATGGCTGGTATTTTGGATTATCAATCTGCATTACAAGGTCAAGTTAATTTGACTGTTGATGACACAGGTAATACATTTGCTGGTACATTGTTTGGCCGTATCAAAGTGTATATTGACCCATACTTCCCAGCAGGTTCTACAAATGAATTCGCTGTAGTTGGTTACAAGGGTTCAAATGCATATGACGCTGGTCTGTTCTATTGCCCATATGTTCCATTGCAAATGGTTCGTGCAGTTGACACCGGTACTTTCCAACCAAAAATTGGATTTAAGACCCGTTACGGTCTCGTTTCCAATCCTTTTGCTGATGGAACTGCCGCTGCAACACAAGGTGCATTGACCGCTCAGTCCAATGTTTACTATCGTGGCTTTGTAGTTAAGAACTTGATGTAATTAAACAAGTCCTATAATAATAATTATAAAAAGGGACTGTTAAAAGAGGCACTTCGGTGCCTCTTTTTTTTATCTTATAAATACCATTATGACAGCAATCACACGAAACCCAACAAATCCAAATCCACTTATTGGTAGTCGTTTTATACTTAGCTTTGGACGAGTACCAAATGTTCAATATTTTTGTCAGTCAGTAAGCGTACCTGGTATTTCATTATCAGAGGCCGTCATTACAAACCCATTTCTTGACATCTATTCGCCGGGTGAAAAGGCCATTTACGATTTACTGAATGTTACTTTTATGGTTGATGAAGATTTGACCGCATGGAAAGAGATACATGATTGGATTCGTGCTATGACTTTTCCTGTGGAGTTTGAAGAATATCAAAGATTGCCTAGATTAAACAAATACAATTCGGCAGCCACCGACCTTAATAAGAAGTTTCCACAATTCTCAGATGCCTCTATTAACATATTGTCATCTTCAAACAATGTATCTTACCGATTTAAGTTTCATCAGGTATTCCCAACATCAATATCTACCTTTGTGATGAACACACAAGACGGGCCGGATAACATCATTACTGCCGATGCCACATTTCGGTATAGTTACTACGACATTGAAAAAACATTCTAATATAGCTTGACAAATTGTTACCATTAGTGTAACATAGCGTGAGGAGGATTTATAGCATGAAGCAACTAGATGAACTATTGGAAGAATGGCGGAAAGATTCCGAGATTGACAGAACGGAACCAGGCAAAGCATTAATCAACATACCCAAACTTCACAGTAAATACTTAAATACCCTTTCGCAACATCGCTTGTTGGCAAAACAGGCTGAGTTTAAGTATAACAAATGGAAAAAAATAAAGTGGGAATATTACACAGGTAAGTTAGATGATGATGAACTTGCCAAGTATGGATGGTCTCCGTTTCCATTTGTATTGAAATCTGACATCACTATATATTTGGAGAGTGATGACGATTTAAGCAAACACTTGGCCGCAAAAATTATGCATGATGAGATTGTTGATGTGTGCCAATCTATTCTCAAAGAATTAAACAATCGTGCATGGGAATTAAAATCATTCATTGACTGGGAAAAATTTATACAAGGCATTTAATGAGTGATGTAATTCTTCATAAACTAAACGAAGCTTATATTAAAGTAGAGTGCGAGAAATCTATCTCACAGGAGTTAAGCTCATACTTTTCTTTTAGAGTACCAGGTTATCAGTTTGTTCCTGCCTACAAAAATAAATTGTGGGATGGCTTCATAAGATTATATGACCTCAGAACAAATCAAATCTATCATGGTCTTGTTCCGTATATTGAAAAGTTTTGTGCTGAAAGAAACTATACCTCTGAAATTAATTCTGAGATAAGTATTACTGAAAGCTTTTCGTTAGTTGAGGCAGTTGATTTTGTTCGCACACTAAATTTGCCACATGAAATACGAGATTATCAATTAAATGCTTTTGTTCAGGCAGTTCGTAATAGGCGCATACTACTTCTATCGCCAACGGCATCAGGTAAATCATTAATACTTTATGTGATACTCCGTTGGTTACAAGAGTCGGATTATAAGCGTGGCTTACTGATTGTTCCAACTACATCATTGGTTGAACAAATGTATACCGACTTTGAATCGTATGGATATGATTCTGAAGAATACTGCCATCGTCAATACTCTGGTAAAGAAAAACACACCAACAAACTACTAACGATTACTACATGGCAATCCATCTATAAGAATGATGCCGATTACTTTGAACAGTTTGATTTTGTAATGGGTGATGAAGCACACCAATTTAAGGCCAAATCACTTACAACAATACTATCAGGCTGCACAAACGCTAAATATAGAATAGGAACGACTGGCACCTTAGATGGTACACAAACGCATCGCCTTGTGTTGGAAGGACTGTTTGGGCCAGTTTATAAAGCAACAACAACATCTGAGTTAATTGATAAAGGTCAGTTAGCTAGTTTTAAAATTAAATGCCTCATACTTAAACACAACGAGGCAGTATGTAAACAAGCAAGAGATTGGGACTATAACACAGAGATAGATTACATAGTTCAAAATCCAGCAAGAAACGAGTTTATTCGTAATCTAGCCTTGTCGTTAAATGGCAATACTCTTATATTATTTCAATTTGTGGAGAAACATGGAAAAGATTTATACACTATTATTAAAGATTCAGTCAAGGATCGGCATGTATTTTTTGTTTTTGGTGGTACTGATGTGGAGATTAGAGAATCGGTCCGTGCAATTACTGAAAAAGAAAGGGACGCAATCATTGTTGCTTCTTACGGCACTTTTAGCACTGGTGTTAATATCCGTAACCTTCACAATATCATATTTGCCAGTCCTTCCAAATCCCGCATCCGTAATCTTCAGTCAATCGGCCGAGGATTAAGAAAAGGCGACAACAAGGAAGAAGCGGTTTTATTTGATATCGCTGATGATTTTCGCATAGGTAAATTTGTGAATTATACACTCAAACATTTTATTGAAAGAGTTAAAATTTACGATGACGAAAAATTTAATTACAAGTTTTATAACATAGAGCTAAAAAATGGAACAAACGACAAACAATAATATTAAAATAGTCCGCTTACAATCGGGTGAAGATATTATGGCAGATGTTATGGAAAACGATGAGAATGAACTCATAGTATTGGACAATCCAATGCACATTATATTTAAAAGAATGCCTACAGGCCAAACAGTAATGATGATGATGCCTTGGTTGCCAATTGAAATCATCAAAGAGAACAATGCTACCATATACGGCACAGACATACTTACAGTCATTGAACCAAAAGATGACCTAATTGAATACTATGGTAGAGCGGTGCTTGAAGCCCAAGAGATTATGGAAAAGAAAAGAATTCGTGGTATTAATGATGATGATTTTGATGATGAAGAAGATGAAGATGACGATGAAGAAGAATTACAGGTTGAAGATATCATTGACCTAATGAGAGAGAAAAAAAACAAAAGGATACACTAATGGATTATACTGATGTGATTGTGAAAAAACCATGGGGTAAAGAGTATCTTTGTTATCGTAATGATGAAGTTGCTATTTGGTATTTACATATTGAAAAAGACAAGCAAACATCCATGCATTGTCATCCAAACAAGAACACCGGTTTTGTGGTGTTAGAAGGCAAAGCCGAGTTATCTTTTTTGCGTAACTCAATGAACTTAGAAGGACTGGATAAAATTCATATCTTCCGTTCTCGCTTCCATTCTACACGAGCAATTACCGATAGTTTTATTTTTGAGATAGAAACACCTGAAGATAAACATGACCTAGTTCGCCTAGAAGATAATTATGGCCGTGCAGGTACCGAATACGAGGGCAGCAATGCTCATTCACCAAAAGGCCAAGATTGTTTTTGGATTACAGAATCCTCTGAGAGTCCAATAGAGTATAACATTCGTGGTTGCCTAGTAAAACATCTTCTCATTACAGACAAGGAACAGCTCCTAAATAAGAGTGAAGAAGAACTTTTCATTGTTACAAAAGGCGGCATCGTTACTGTAAAGAATGAGAAAGTTGTATGGCCTGGTGATGTAATTGATGGTAAAACACTACATCGCCTAGCAACAGCGTTTGAATTTGAACCTAATACATCTATGATATATGTGAGTAAATGATTTATCTTTTTGATTTAGACAATACATTATGGGATACTTTTGATAAGAATGGCAATCCTATTTGGGCAAAACAATTAGTCCCACCATATCAAATTAAAAATGATGTGGTAACCGATGATGTGTTTTCATATTGTCGTTTGCGTAAAGGTGTCAGAGAGTACCTAGAACACCTACACCACGAAAACAATCAGCTAGGATTTATTTCTGTTGGGTCGTATTTTGGCATGGCATTTTCAAAACAACCCTCATTACAGATGTTAGAATTATTTAATATTTCCCAATATCTTAATAGATTTCAGGTACTAGAATATAAAACATTTAACAAAGCTAATTTCATTGATGTATTAAAAGGTGAAATTGTTTTTTACGATGATAACCCTAAAAACTTTGCGTCATTAAAAGATAATGTAATCTGCGTTGATTCATTAACCATACATGATTGGTCACAACTGATTGGAAAAAAATATGATTGATATATTATTCGTTCACCCTAATGCTTCTAAAAAAATCTACCAAGGATTAGCAAATAAAAATTCTGCCATTGAGCCTCCAATTTGGGCGGCCATGTTGGCAAATAGTGTTCGTTCAATAGGATATAGCACAGAAATTTTAGATACCGAAGTAGAACATTTGGATTACATAACTTCAGCTAAACGAATTACTGAATACAAAGCAAAGATTGTTTGCTTTGTTGTGTATGGTCAACAACCATCCGCATCATCACAGAACATGGAAGGTGCAACGGCAACCGCACAAGAGTTACGCAATTTAGAACCAAACACATTTATTCTTTTTGTTGGTGGCCATGTGGCGGCATTGCCAGAAGAAACACTTAAAAAAGAACCTTACATCAATGCTGTTTGCCAAAACGAGGGTGTTTATACTATTCGTAATCTATTACAAGTGTCCTCATTTGATGATTATAATTTAAAGAGAGTTGATGGCTTGGTGTTTAGAGGTAAAGAAGGCAACATTATCTTCAATGCACCATCACAAGTTGTACCTAAAGACATGTTAGAAACTGATTTACCTGGCATGGCATGGGACTTATTGCCATCTCTTTCACAGTATCGCACAGCAGGTTGGCACTCATGGTCAAACAACACCGAGAAACAACCATTCGCAGCTCTCTATACAAGTTTAGGTTGTCCTTACAAATGTTCTTTCTGTATGATTAACATTATCAACAGAACAAAACAAGGGTCTAATGTATCATCAGCAGATAGTAATATCTTTCGTTGGTGGTCGCCTGAGTTTATCATAAAACAATTTGATTATATAGCATCACAAGGTGTTCGTAATGTTAAAATTGCAGATGAATTGTTTGTATTGAACCCACGGCACTTTGAAGCCATTTGTGATTTGATTATTCAACGAGGGTATGACTTTAATATTTGGGCTTACTCTCGTGTTGATACCTGTAAGCCTAAGTATTTGGACAAATTAGCTAAAGCTGGTGTAAAATGGCTAGGTCTTGGTATTGAGAACCCTAATAATGAATTGCGTAAAGAAATTCATAAAGAAGGTTTTCAGGAAGTTAAAGTGTTAGATTTAATTCGTACCATTCGTGATGCAGGTATTAATGTAGGTGGTAATTATATTTTTGGTCTGCCATATGATACAAAAGAATCTATGCAAGCTACATTAGATTTTGCAATGGAGAATCCTACTGAAATGGCCAATTTCTATTCTGCAATGGCATATCCAGGTAGCCCA